GGGGGAAAAAGTGCATTCCATTGAATGTCTATTTATGCCAATGCACTAGGCATCAGCAAGGTTAATAACTCGTGTCGTCTCTCCTTAGTGTATTTAGTCAAGCCATCATTTTCAAAATCGTCTTGTACTTGCAGCAGTATTCTTGGTTTGACCAATTGAAGCAGCTCCCTTTGGTCAATCATTTTCGTCAATGATATTGGCAAACCCGCACGCATAGCTACAATTTCAGCATTGGTGTTCTTCCTCTCGTAGTTGTCCATTTGCATCCAATCTCTATCCTGTAATGCAGCCTCAATCTCATCCGCTGTTATGCGCTCAAATTCCACTCTTTTTCTGTTGTTCATGTCTTCGCTGTCTTTAAATGCAATCTGCGCCATCATGTTTGATTTCTCATGTGTCAATTCTATTGCGAGCCCTCCCGCTATACGCTTAGATATTTCATTACTCAGCGCTTCACGAACTTTGTCTAACACTTGCTCTTTTCCACGTTTTGCTAATTTCCTGGATATTTCGCGTTTTGCATCCTGTTCCGCTACCGTTCCTCTATATTTCTCAATTATTTTCTGCTTCTCTCTGTCTACACAGTTCTTAACTTCACCTACTATGGAATCAAAAACAGTCTCCTTCGTACTTGCTTCATTGGTGGATTTTGTCCTATAGAGCTCACTGTACCTTCTCATCACATTACTCACTGGCTTACTTCCAACTGTTCGACTAATGCTTCTCACCATCAATTCCTGTGCTACATCAGCATCCAAGCCACGTCTAAACAACGTATTAACACCATCTGCCACCTCCTTGAAAGCATTCAAAGTGGACAATTTCCGAGTTTTAAACCATGTTCCGCCTGTGAAATTAACAATACTGGGTGCCGGCGGCTGTTCTGGTATTCTACCATCACTTCTATACTCATATTGTAGGAACTCACCTATCGTGTTCGAAGCCATTGTTTTTGCGCCTTGCAATCTGAAGCCACACTGCATCAGTGCACTCTCGTACAATAATGCAGCCACTGGCGATACACCCACTATGATCTCATCGTCACCGCAGCATCTGAATTTATTTTCCATCCACACTCTTACATGCTTGTTACTGTACAATCCTTCGGCATCAAGCACTTCGATTAGCCACCGTGCGCGCTCCTTTATGCTCGTATCATGCATTTCAACACAGTCATTGCGTACATTGCGTGCATCATGGTGTTGTCACGTGCAGTATCCCGTTCACCACTTGAAAGTCCAGATCTTACTTTAACGCCATCTACATAATGGTTCATGTGCGCAAGAGCCACACGTGCCGCAGATTTTGCCTTATCTTTTTGTCCTCTAGACATGTAGTGCTCCATTAACATCATCGACAATTCAACTCTATCGGTTACTAAATGATTTGTGTTGAATGCATCATAATCTAGGCAATACACCGAACCTTCCTGCACAGTTTGTCCTGAATTATGTCTCTTATACACCATTCGTCTCCCTACTTCTCTCACGTCTTCTGGCCTTTGTCTCATTACCGCTCCCAACTGCTTGAAAGTCTTCTCTAAATTTCCTGTCGCGTGTGCTTGTTCTATGAAAGCATAATCATCCACTGCTCTAAGCGGTCTCCTCTTTAATCCTACTTCATTCTTTGTCATGCCTCTGGCGTCCATCCTAGGCCACTTGTTTCTCCTTTCGCGAAGCCAGCCACGTTGTTTGTTTTTATGTGTGACTATCTTTGTCTTAAGTGTTCCTTTCATTTGCTTTTTGTCCTGTTCTTCAAGCGGCTCACTACTTGCACCTGCCGGTAACCACAGCGCTCGCATGTCCCACAGTTCTTCCATGGTCTGTTCCTCCTGTTCCACTTGAACCTGTTTAATCGTATATTCCATAGTATCCACCAATGTCTCCTTCCATTCGACATAACCCTTGCATAGTCCATTCCTGCGATTGACATAACTTGTTCTTTCCTCAACCTCACCATGCCTGTCGTGCGGTCTCATATCCCTTCCAAGCAATGCCACCAATCTCCCAGTGTACGTTACATCGCTTGTTCCGTTAGCATCGTTGTTTTGCATAGTTGCTCTTGCACGGCATGTTGCTGTTATGTTTTTGATCATGCTTTCCGTCCATTCATTAGCATTCAGCATGCACAATGCCATACTCATTTCTTTTTGAAATACGTTATGCGCGGATTGCCACCACAGTAACATAGCTGCAAGCCTGTAGTCCTCCATCAATGCACCGTCTTGTGCCTTCAGTATACGTATCAGTTCACATCTGAGATCGCCCTTTGCGGCTAACACACTGTTTATGACCGTCATTGCAGTTGCCCTTCCTCGTTTTGCCGCAAGCCCTCCTTTCTTAACCATGGTGGCACGATCAATAAGCCTAGGTATGTCCTCCTCGACGTCCACGCAGTGCTCAGTTTTGCTGTTCGCGTGCATCGTTTTGAGCTGCGATATTAGCAAGCATTTTGGTAATACTTGCATACTTACCGGCAGTAGCTCTGTTGGTACACTTGCAATTCCACAGCACATGGCAAGCCTCACCGCAGGCACTATACCACACTTGACACAACTGTCTGCTCCTCCGTCTGCATTCCTGAGTGTTGTCCAACATTTGCTACATTGATCACTGATTCTTCCGAATGCTTCAATTCTTCTGTCGAACTCTCCGTCTGTTCTATGGGCGGCACGATGTCTTGTCCACCGCTCTCTTTGTCGCTTTTTCCAGCACCTTGCTGCCCTAACATAAAATCCTGCTCTTCTTCATCTGCGTCACCTTTTGTTTCGTCTTCTTTTGGCTTGTCTAACAATTCTGTTTCACGTTGCAGCTCCTCTGCATCGAGCAGCCCTATATGTTCATTCAGAGCCGTAGTGCTGTCGTACGCTGCTCGGCGCAGCTTCATATTGTACTCATACAATGTGTGCTTCTTAGCTGTGAGTACGTCCAATATAAATACACAGTCTGTCTTGTTCAACGTCTTGATCTTCTCTCCTACTATTGCGTCTCCGAACACAGTACCCAGTGATAACCTGCCTCTGTTCTCTGAAATTATGCCCTTGTCTATGAAATCTTTCTTGACATCATCTGTTATGCGATGTTTTTCTAGCAAATCCTGTATATGTTGACTCTCAGTCTGCTCATGTTCTTTACCTGTGGAATCATCAGACATGCTTGTTTTTCCCGAAAATTCTTGGCCTTGTTCTTCTTGATCAGATTCGTGTATTTTCTCTTCTTCGTCGTGGTCTATACGTTTCGTATCTCCTAGTTCACTATGAGCAACACTCGATGAATCATCTCCATCACCACCTAAGCTCTGATCAGAACTGCTGTTATTATTTAACACCTCCTCCAGCTCCTCTAGTTCAAAGTAATCGCTATCCTGCCTGTAGAAAGAGAACCACTTCTCCTTCGAGCGCTGCGCTATCATGTTCTTAATTCGGTATTCAGTGTCGGTTCCTGGCTGCACATACAACCGAGGCAAAACTCCCCTGCTCGCAGCAATGCGCGCAGGCCCATCAATCAAGTTGTGCATCGCTTTCCTCAAATTGCTCTCTGTCACTTCTGTTTTCATCTGCACCACACCTGACGACCTAACTTCCATATAACTTAGTTGTGCTCCAGCCTCTAACAAGAAGCTTGCCTCCAGGAACATCTCTGTTATAGTGCCTCGTCGCTTTAAGAATTAGCCTCTGTAATCGCCCACGTCCAATGTGGTCAGTCTGTTCACACGTCTAACTTCGGGCATACAGTCGTACACCAGTCCATGCAGACAAAAAGCTGCACCTCTCAACTTCTTGTTAGGCGCTGGCGGCTGAGCCACCCTCAGGTTCACTCTGCGATTGGTCATTCCTAATATCTTTGTCATCTCCTTGTCGATAGTGCACAATCCATAACTTCTTTTAAGCATGTCGTTAATCCTCTTGCATAGCTGCATGCATGATGTTAACTGCACACCATGACATTTCCTAGCGGTCGAACCCTCTAGTGCACCGCGTGCACTGTTAAGTGACATATCATTCATTGCTGCACCTATCGCTATACTGTTGGCGATACCTGCAAAATCTACAATCCTGAGTGTTTTGTCTACATCACGCAGATGCCTTAGCAGGTAGTTGTTGTCGTCTGTGCTTTCTTCGTAACACGCCATCAGTAATGACGCGCTCGCCCGCAACTTCGGCATTTCGACATTTTCAGTGATGATATTATCATTACCACCTTTGAGTCTTTCCTTGTGGTTGAAAAACACTGAAGCGGCCATGTCTAATTGTTCGGCCGTGTCAGTGTAGTGAACCAACGCCGCTATTACTCCATACACCTCTAACGGTGTCACAGCAACATCTAGTGTGGGCATTGATTCAACATCAACTATTAGCTGGACTGGACCAATGACGGGCCATATCCCGTTCGAACCCACGTCTGCT